GCCGGAATTAAGACAATTTGGCTCGTTGAATTTGATGCCAAATCTACCCTAACTAAATCAAGCGGAGAAGTTTCCGCCCACACCTTGTCAGGTGGCAAATCTTATTTCAAGTACGAATTGGAAAAAGAAACTGCCTCTATGACTTGGCGCACTATCCCCTCAACCGAGAATGGCACCGTATTTTACGAAGCCGACCTCGTTGCACGTCTGCACAAAGTTACCACTGCCCAGCGCAATGAAATCAAGTTGCTGGCTCAAAACCGTATGTTGGCCATTGCTCTTGATGCAAGCGGTGACTACTGGCTGCTGGGTGCTGACTACGGTGTTCAGTTGCAGCAGAGCGAAACCAACTTCGGTCAGGCGTTTGGTGACTTCAAAGGTCACGTTTTAAATTTCCTGCACAAAGAAACCGATTTACCTTTGAAAGTTCAAGCGGCTGTTGTATCTTCGCTGGCTCTTGGTTCGTAATTGATTTGAGTGTTTCATGCAAAGGGGGCTGCCATTCGGTGGCCCTTTTTGTTTAACATCAAAACTACCTACTTTTATGGGTAGGATGTTATACATCACCAAAGGCGGCACACCAGAGTTGATAATCACGGGCAAAGAGAAAGTGACAATTTCTCCCGTGTATTATTTGCTCGTTTTCGAGAGTGAAATGTCGCAAGAAAGAAAGGCATTTATCGTGTCCGATACAAGCACATCACCCAACAGATATCAGTTATTTTCATTTGTCGAGGGCAGCAGCACAGCCAAAACACTTGCCGTAGGTACTCATTATTGGTCACTATACGCACAGACAAGCCCGACCAACACAAATTATCTGCTGGCAAACGAAGAGATTGACAGAGGCCTTGCATATGTCAGCACCAGCCATACACCATTTAACGACCACGAAGTCAACACCACAATAAAACAGCACAACGTAGGATAATGAGTTTTGAACTTTTAAGAATAAATTTTGCCGAAAGCAAGTTGCCTATATTCAAGGAAAACAAGAATAAAGGCATAATGTATTACGGGGAAAGCAATGATTTCCCACAGCATCTATTGGAGTTTTACAACCGCTCACCAAAACACGGTGCTATTGTGCGCCAAAAGGCACGTTTTGTGGCAGGTGAAGAGACCGTTGTAGAGGGCAACCCCAACGCGGCAAAAATAATCGATTACGTTAACCCTTACGAGGGCGTGCAAGAGTTTAAAAATAAGCTGGCACTCGATTATGAGCTGTTCAATGGCTTCGCGTATGAAGTGCATTACAACAAATTGGGGCAGTTGGCTGCACTTTACCACGTTGATTTTAGCAAAGTTCGGACATTAGACCACGAGTTGTACATGTACGCTGAGGATTGGAAAAAAGCAAAGCATGAGGATATGAAGCATTACCGCCCTTTCAACCCCAAAAAGGCGCAGCCGATGGAAGTGCAACTGTTTTATTTCCGTGAATATGCACCGGGATTGGGTGTTTATCCTCTGCCACCTTACCAACATTGTTTGCAGTACATTGAGATTGATGTGGAAATCGCAAACTTCCACAACAATAATATCCGCAACGGGTTTTCAAACGGCACGTTGGTGCAGTTGTTCAAAGGTCAACCCTCGCAAGAGATAGCCTACGAATTTGAGCGCAAGTTCAAAGCCAAAACAACCGGCACGGACAACGCTGGTGGTGTGCTGATTCAGTTCAACGAAATGAACGAAAAGGAAGCCACCATTAATCACCTGCAACCGAGTGAAATGGACAAGCAGTTTTTGCAACTCAATGAAACGGTGCAGGATGAGATTTTTGTAGGTCATAACTTCCCAAAAATTCTGTTGGGTTACGCCACAGAGGGTGCGCTCGGCCAGCGTAATGAAATGATACAGGCGTATGAGTTGCTGCATAAAAGCTACATCAACCGCAGGCAAAACAAAATTGAAACCTGCCTTGAAAATACGCTTGAAACCGTTTATCCCGGCATCATAATCACCACAAAAGACAGCGAGTTTTTAGCCATTGATTATGTGGCTTTGTATGGTGCAGGAATTGCAACGGTAGATGAAGCACGTGAGCAGCTTGGATTGGGCGAAACAGAGCAGAAAGTAATTGATGCAGCGCAGAAAACCATTGACAACATCAACAGCCTTTCGCCATTAGTAGCAAATAACGTACTTGCTAATATGACCGTCAATGAAAAAAGAGGACTGGCAGGATTGCCACCTATTGAGGGCGGTGATGCACTTGCAAGTACACCAAGTACAGCACCTGAACCAACCACATTCACAGCGGTAAAAATGAAATGCGAGTGCGAAATGTGGAAAGACAGCGACATTGAGGTATTTTCAAAGTTCGGTGTGAGTGCCGATGAGTTTGAAGACGTGCCGATGCTGTTTGCATTGGACACCAAAGAGAAAAAAGTATTGGCGGTGGTAACTGCTGACGAAAAGGCAACTGTAAAAAATATTGCTGATGCGGTAAAATTGGACGAGCCGGAAGTAATCGAGATACTGAAAAAACTGCAATCTGATGGCAAGTTGAACTGGACAAATAACGCTATCAAAATCACCGATATTGGCAGGGCAGATATTCAAGATGAGGGATTGCCAAAAATAGAGGTGAGATACAAATACGATTTAAGCCCAGATGCACCACCTTTGATGCCCGGTGGAAAGAGCCGTGAGTTTTGTATCAAAATGATGGATCAGAAAAAACTATACACTCGTGATGAAATCGACCAAATCAGCGCGATTGTAGGTTACAACGCATGGCTTCGCAGAGGTGGATGGTACACCGTTCCAAATAGTGAACCACCATTGCACATTCCGCATTGCAGACATGAGTGGGTTCAAAGAGTAGTAAGGAGAAGATCATAATGGCAACATTTGCATTTTTTATAAGCGAGCAGGATGTTAAGAAAAACACTCCAATCGATGAAAACGTAGACAGCAAGCTGCTACAAACAGCCATGCGTACCGCACAGGACATCTACATCCGTGATATTTTGGGCAGCACGTTGTATGACAAGCTGTGTGATGACATCAACGGGGCTGGATTGGGTGGTGATTACCTGACTTTGGTCAACAAATATATTGCTCCTTGCCTATATCATTACGTGGTTACAGATAGTATGCTGCCCATGACGTTCAAAATGATGAACAAATCGGTTGCGACACGTGGTGCAGAGAACGCAAATGCCATCGATGTGGACCAGTTACGCATGATTGAGCAGAGATATCAGCAGAAAGCGGAGTATTACGGTGAGCGTTTGCGCTTATATCTGTGCGAAAACATGGATTTGTTCCCAGAATATAGAACACCTGCACCCGGATTGGACACCATTCCACCGCAGGAACAGGTAATTTTTGGCGGTTTTATGCTTGGCGAAGATGAAGAGTACAAATTCCTACGCGGATTTTTCAGATGAACAAAGTACGTATAAAGAACGAAAACAAATTAAAACAGTATTTAAGTGGTCACGATAAACCAACTATTAGCAGCACTAACCAGAGCGGGCCAAAATCACAAGCAGATAAAGGCAACAATCGTTAATGTTGAGCCGAATATCAACACAAATGGTGAGCAGCTTTATCCGCTTATGCGGATTTTTCCTGATGGATCGCAAGTGACCGTTGACAAGGTGATTTATCGTTTTGCCGTTGCCATTGCCGACCGCCACAGAGAGGATTTTACCGATGCGGTGGAACGCATATCCGATATGCACACCGTCATGCTGGACATTTACTCCATGCTCCGCTACGTTTATCGCGGCAACATAGCAGGCACGTGGGTAATTGCTGACAGCATTACGCCATTTTATGACGCACAAACCGACATCGTAAGCGGTGTGGCTTGTGTAATAGAATTTCATTGCTCTAATCTTCGTGATTATTGCGATACCCCAAACAACAATTTAACATTTCCAACAATAGAATAAAAAATGAGTACAGCATTAGAATTTATGAGCGGCTTTACGGGCTGCAAAGTTATCAGCAACACATCCGCCAACACTGGCCGTTTTCAGGGCTTTGTAGTGAACGCAGATGCGGTGGTTTCTGCCTGCCTTGATGAGAATAGTGCATCATTGATGACCACAATCGGACTGACTGGCGTCCC